ATGTCTAAAAAAAATTTTGTTTCTCAAAAACAGAAGGCAACTATAGAAGAGATAGTTGCATGGAAAACGCCTACTTTTCATCAGGCTTCAGAGTGTTATGTTGCTGTGTCTGCTTTCGACCCGACAATAGGAAAACTTCATACGAAGAAGTTTATGTTGGGGAGAATTAAAGGCAAACGTGAGCAACGTGTGTATGGCGAAGCCTTTAAAAAGAGACTTATTGAAAAGTTGATGCAAGGCTGGAATCCGTGGATAGAAACCATGCAACCTTTGGAATACACGAAGTTTGATGACGTTTGCGATAAGTACCAGGACTACTTAATGAAGCTGTATAAAGAACGGGGCATGCGAGAGGATAGCGTTTCGTCGTACCTTAGCAGGCTTCGGGTATTGAGGAAATGGAAAGAGAAAGAGAAGGTAAATCTGTTCTATTCTTATCAGTTTAATAAGAATATTGTCGGACAATTTCTTGACTATATATTTATAGATAGGAACAATACTATTCGGACACGAAATAATTATCTTACTTGGCTGAAGGTGTTTTGCAAGTATCTTGTGGAACGAGGATATGTTCCTAATAATCCTACTGATGGAATGTCATCTACTCAACGGAATAGTCAGTTGAAGAATAGAGACGTGATACCTGATAAGGTTATGATGAACATTAAGGAATGGTTGGAAGAACATAATAAGTATTTCTTACTGGCTTGTTACATCTTACATTATTTATTTGTACGACCGAAAGAGATGAGTTTCTTAAAGGTTGGGGACTTCTCTATTAAGAATAAGACTTTGACACTGCACGGATCTCATACTAAGAACCACAACGATGCTACGCTTACACTTCCCGACCATGTTCTGCGCTTGATGATAGATTTGAACATATTTACTTTTCCAAGTAATTATTTTCTTTTTAGCGATGGGTTTATGCCTGGCACGAATAGGCGAAGTGAGAAGACGTTCAGGGATTATTGGCATCTTCATCTGCGCAAGCATCTTAAGTTCTCTGATCGTTACAAGTTCTATTCGCTTAAAGATACTGGTATAACGAATATGCTGAAGGCTAACACTGATGTTCTGACTGTGCGCGACCAGGCACGCCACTCTTCTATTCTCATTACGGACAGATATACGCCGAAGGATATTAAAGATGCGAATGCCTTGCTACTGAAATATCATGGAGTTCTTTAATATTGTTACGACCATTTTCGTGAGTTCAGGAAGATGGTTGCCATTTATTTATAAATAAAGAATGTAGGATTGCTTATCTTGCCTTCCTACATTCCATCTATCCTACACCTTTATATATATATAAGGTGTCAATCTACTATTTCGATGTAAACTTTGCTATTTTGATATATAGCTTCTTCTATTTGTTTTTGTAAGGCTGCCATTGTGGCTCTTGAGTTTGACACTTGTCCTACTCGGTCGTTCTTGCCTGGCAGTAGGCAGCCGTGTGTATCGCGAGCGGTGTTGCCTGCATGAATGCGCACTCCCTCGTAGCCTGGTACATTGATAAGTAGGGGTAATGGGCAGCGAAAGCGAGCTGATAGGGTTATACGTACTTCGTATTTTCCAGCTGGTATAGCAGTTTCACCGTACACCTTTATTTTTTGTATTTCTTCAGGTGTCATGTCCTGGCGCAACCCCCTTACGGTATCTTCGAGGACGTTCGAGAAAAACACTCCATTGACATATAGGTTACCTATGGTGTATTTCTCTTTTTTCCATTTACGTTCTAATTTTAAATTAAGATCCATATTATCTCACTCCCATTTTTCCTTGTTCTATCATATTGAATATGGCTAATACGCCTTTGTAGGCTGTTTGTCCACCATCGTCGGGTAGGGTTTCCCACTGTCCGCCAGAGAAGTGCTCTGTGTTGTGGGTGTAGGTGGCTTGCCTCTGTGGGTCTAACACGTACGATGGGGATTCGCCTTGTGTTATCAGGGCTACTCTGTCGGTGAATTGTAGCACTTTGGCTATTGTGTTTGTGGTGTCAGCTTGATAGGACACGGTGTGTAGGTAGCCATCTATGACTACTTCACAGGTTACTAATTCCTGTTTTCTTAAAATTTTGGTTTGAATGTTCATAAAGCGTATAATGTTTAAAGATTTCTTTCTCTACGGAGTTGGGTGGTTGATATGCGCCCATCTCTGAATATGTATATTGTTATGATTGTCCACTCTTTGGCTACATCTGCTGCGCCTCCATCGGGGCGTATTCTGCCATTGTCGCGTAGCTTTACTTGTGGTTGGCAGGCTGCGTATACGCCATTTACGGGGTAGTTGCTGGCTACTGCCATATCTCGTTGGAAGTATCTGCCGTTGTTGTTTTTCGTTTGTTCTTGTGTCCAGTCGCCATCGGCTAAGCACACGCTGTCTATTTGTGCTGCACTGTACATATATACCGATGTTCCGATGGGTTTTCTGTCGGTGAAGAATGGGTCGAATATTCTGTGTTCGGCAGGATAGCCGGCTACTTGCATTCCGCCTATGTAGCATACTTCCATCGAAGAGAAGTTTGCAATGCGCATATTCTCTGCTCTTGTTCCATCGGGCGATATGGTTAGGGTGTTTCGTCCTGCGTTGTTGTAGAACTTTAGGGCTGCTTGTCCCTTTTCGTCTAAACCAAATGTTATGTTGCGAGCCACTGCTCCAAACACTTGCATCATTGCTCCTGTAAGGTCGATGTAGCCTGCGCCAAGGTTGCGTGTGCGAAACTTTAAGCCGTCTATGGCTCCTGTTTCGTCTACCGAGGCTACGATGTTACCTTGTTGGTCTATATAGTTGAAGTGTTTGGCACGTGCGTTTATGCTCATGTCGTTTCCATCGATATAGATGCCTGCTGCCTGCATACTTTCCACGATGTCGGGGTTTTTCCATGTGGTGGATTTAGTGCCTTCTTCCAGTTGTATTTCGGACAGGTAGGCTTCGCCATTGCGGGTGCAGCCTATGAATATCTGCAAGTAGTTGTAGCCTTCTTCTATGTTGAAGGTGTGGCTGTATGGTTTCCACTGTCCGTAGGTTGATGGTATGTCGGCGTAGCTTGTTTTTGGTGCGCTCATATCTTTCGATTTGCTGCGCTTTATTTCTATGTATGGCTGATCGCTACCGTATATACGCACAAACATTGATAGCGTGTAAGTGTGCCCACCCATAGCTTTTATTATGGGGAATTTACAGCCATTCCATTCGTCTTGCGTGGCTCCGTGTCGAGAGATGGACAGATATGGATTATCGAAGTGGGCAACGCTTGGATACTTCACGATGGTTACGTATTGCGCACGTTGCAGACTTAGCAGGTTGAGTGGTCTCAGGCTTGCTCCTTTCAGTAGGTTTACTCCGCTGAAGGTTTGGTTGCGCACCTCCAACTTTATGTTCTCTGCTGTTTGCTGTATGGTGGAGATTTTCTGCTCCAGTCCTTGTTTGTCGGCTTGGTTTTGTGCTATGATGCTTTGAAACTGCTTCTGATTGGCTTCGAATTTAGCCTCGTTCCACTTTTGCGCACTCACCATGAATTCTACTCTTGCCGTGCGAGTTTGCCCTTTGTAGGTGGCTGTTATGGCTATGTGTCCGCTCCATTGGTTAGGACTTATGCCGTCTACCACGATGTTTTGCTCCACCAGTCGGGCGTAGCAGTTGTAGGGCGTTACGGTGGTTGATGTGGGGGTTACGGCTGTTTGCCCCTCGTATAGCACTACTTGCACTTTGCGCTGCGTGGTGTTTTCTATTTCGCCTTCTCGGTTTGTCTCAAACGTTAGGCTGGTAGGGGTGCATACCAGCGTTAGGGCGTTGTCGCCTGTGTCGCCCTTTGGACCGTCCGAAACGTTGGCTATGGTTATGTATGCTCGTGCTATTATCATCGGTTATATAAGTTTTTTAGATGTAGGGAGGACCGAAATTGCCCTCCCTGTTTCGAGAGTGTGTTTATGGGTGAGGTTGAGTGCCACCGCCAGAGGGTTTGCTGCCTTTGGTTTTCTTTGCTTTTGGTTCTACTCGCTCGTAGGTTACGCCTTCGAGTGTGAAGTATCGAACCGATGGACGTAGTTTCACCATTGGCTTCTTTATGTCGCGAGTGGCGTTGAAGTCTTCTATGTGGTCTACGGCTTTCGACTTGAACGATGGCGATAGTGTGCCAATGTCGCCAAAGTCTACACTTTCGCCGCTTTCTACGTGCTTCTTCGCCATTTCGGCTGCCAGGCGCAACACGGCTTCCACTTCGGCACCTGTAAAGGTGGTGGCGTGTGCTACTTCTTCGCAGAATTGGCGGTGGGTTACTCGTTGTCGGTCGGTTGGGCGTGCTATGTACACCTTTTGCCCTTTCTTTGGACCAACACTCATTTTCTGTTCTCTAATTGTGAAACTTAAACATTTCGTCATAGTTGTAAAATTTAAATAGTTGATATGAAAATGTATATCTATGGATCTACGGCTGTAGATCTATGGATCTACGCTTGTATATCCATAGATGTAAATTCGTGCTTATATACTCACCTCGCAATAGAACGTTGCTTTTGTTTCTATATCGGTGGCTGACACGATGAGCGGATTGCCTGTTTTCTGTGCCGAAGTTGTGCCTGCAAAGTTCGATTTTGTGCCGTTCTTGTCGAACTTGGTCCACGTGTAGGTGAACTTCTTTGTAGCAGTGGCTTCGTCCTCAATCTTTTCTGTGCCACGATACACTCGGGCGCAAAGGGTGGTTGAGCCTTGCCCGTTCTTTATCTGTAAACCTGTGGGCGAGAATATTTCTACCGAATAGGGGTCGGTGCGGTCCTCGAAAGTTACGATGGCTTCGCTACGGTCGGTGCCGTCTATGGCTTCGCATTTAAAGGTTTGCACGTTCAGCACGTCGCTTGCCTTTACGGTGAGCGTTGATACACCTGCGGCAGTTGCAATGCCCTGTGAGAGCAGCTCCCACGTTTGGGTCTTTAAGTTCAGCGAGTACCACTTGTAAGTAATGCCGTCCGTGTCCTGCGTGCCGCCACGGTAGCATTTGGCTTCTGCCGTAAGCGTATTAACGTTGTTGCTTGCATCGAAGCTGTTGCCCTTTGGCTGTGTGAGTATAACCTGAAAGAGCGCACCAGCGTTGGCAGTTTTGACAACGAAGCCTTGCGCCTCGAGCGTGGTGTCTTGCCCCGTTTCGTCGTCGTGGTAAATAGCCGCTATTTTTATGGGTAGCGAGTTGTCCGTAATGTTGCCCTTTATGGTGAGTGCGCCTCCTGCCGATATGGCAGCCGCAGAGTATTGTCCGCTGGTCTGCCCGGCATTCACCAACGTACCGCCAACTTTGTATATCAGTGCGGTAAGTTTGCTCACAAGGTTTGTGCCGTTGCCCGTAACGTAAACCTTTGGAGTAACCACGTTGTTGTCGCTACCAAAGTTGGGCGTATACACCTTCGTGTCGGGGTTATACATCTGCACAGGATACTTAATATCCATAAGTAGCTGCACTTGTTTTGCGTCATTGAGGTCTACAATCGTTACCTGACCTCTTGCTTTTACTGTTGCCATTTTACTTCTTTTTTATTGTGAATATATTTATCTTTCAATGTTTACTATACAATCAATCTGTGCCTTAAGGTTCACCTCTTCGGCACTAATGGTTGTTCGGTTGCCAATTGCCTCGTGTCGGGCGTTCCATGCCGTATCGAAGTCGGTATTGCCTGATTGTATCACCCACGAGAATTGGTTAGGCAGTAGCGAGCTTGTAATGTCCTGCTGTCCGTGCAGCACGGTAGCCACCAAGGCAATTTGCCCCTGCCCATTGTGTATAATGTTGCCGCCACTTTCCGACAGAATTTGCACCGTGTAGGGCGATGTGCCGTCTTCGCCTTTGGTTGCGTAATGCTTCCACTTAGGCGACTGCTCTGTAGGTTCGTCAGTATTACCATCTTCTATCGATAGCCACGTGCCACCATTGTGGTACCACGCTTCGTATCGGGCAGCCACCGTACCAGGTGTCCAGTCGCCACGATAAATCACGTTAGGAATACGCTCGCCATCTGCGCTTACCCATTCGAAGCGTTGGCTGTTCATATAAATCTTGTCGCTGGAAAGGTGGAATATGGCGTTGCCTTTAGAGAGCGAAAAGTCGTGAATGTTGCGATACACTTCGATAGTGCCACCCTCCTCCTTAGAGGTGGTTATCATCGTAACATTCATACGGTTTCGGTTCAGCGTAGGGTCAATGCCGTTAGCAACGTCCCACAGCGTGTTATGCCCACAAAGCACAATATTGTCGCCAGCCATTGGAGCATCGTTCTCCGTGCTTTTATCCCGATAAGCGTCATCGGCAGTAATAACGATATACGCCTTTTCGGTAGCCGACTTCTGTGCCACCTCCGACACTACGCGCCAGTAGTAACGGTTGCTCACATTCTCGTAAACCCCAGCTTTGATATTGAAAGTCTGGCATAACGCTTGGTCGCCCGGCTCCCAATCGTTCGTTATAGCCTTATCGCCATCGTCCGTGTGCAAGTAGCACTTCCAGCCACCATTAACGGGTACAACCTTTTCTATTACGGCATTTGCGCCTGACAGCACAATATTGCCCCCGATATGCTTATACTCATCAATCTGTAGCGAACGGAATATAGCCTTGCCGATTACCTCTAAGTAATCAATCTGTCCGTGCGCCTTGCCGTAGCTATCCAACCATACCTTGAAACCATTCAGTCCTTGTGCAAAGCCTATGGTCTGGAGACTGTCTCCAAACGTAATGCCCTTTAAGAACGTTATTAACTCTTTCGCCGTGTCGGCTTTTAGCTTCGAAAGGAAGCGATCTTCCACTGGATCTTCTAAATCACGCGCTTTATCAGCATAGCCAGCCTTTATCTTGTTTCCATTCTCAAGCAGATAGCCGTTCAGCAGCGAAAGACTTTGCAGCAGCGAGTAGTTCGTATGGGTGTGCCCTACGCCACCGTTAGCAGAGTAGCTTTTCTCAAGCACTTCTACAATAAAGTCAATAATGGCAGCTATCGTGGTAACGTTCCATTCGTCGGCATACGGATTCTGAACAGGAAAGAGTGCCCCACCACTCAGATTGAGTCTTTGGAACTCAACCAAGCGTGGGGCGATGGTAAAAGAACCCAATTCGGGAACTTTTATATCCATCATCTTTGCCGGTACTGCACTTCTGCGAAGATTGAGATACGGACGTGCATCGGCATATTTAAAAGTAAAATTAAAGTTAGAAGGCAGCTCCTTTGCTTCGTACGAAGCCTCGCTGTCGGTAACTACTATCCTGCGTATATAGTTGTCGATATAGACATATTTCCCGAGAGAGGGGAAGAAGTCGAGCAGCCATCGGCGTTCCTCCTTGTTAAGATGACCAGTATTCTTCTTATATTCGCGCGCAGTATCTACACGATATTCTTCTGCATCGTTTTCAATCTCGGCAATGTTGTGCGTGTGCTTTGCCGTAAACGTTGTGTCGCCATACGCACGAAAGGTGTCGATGCCACCGAGCGAGTTCTCGAAGAGAATCCACTGTTCCTCCTCGCTCCTGATATCCGAAGCATAGTAGCGTTGAATATACGTCAGACGCTTACCTTCGGTATCCTCTACCCAAACATCGTAATATTCGGGAAGGAATCCGAATAGCTTCGCTATAATGGCATATTGTACAGGTATTGTCTGCGCTTTGTCTTTCTGCAGGTTTGCGATTATTTTCTCATCGCCTTTCACAACTCCCATAAGACGTTCCTCATGATAGCCCACGCACTTGACGAAGCCTTCTGTCAGCGCATAGTAAGTTAAGAACTCGGGCGTATTGTAGGTAACAGGCTTCACGGTGGGCTGCCACGTAAGGAAGTTGCCTTTCAGGAAGTTCTCTGCCGAATCAGCCAATCGGTCCACTCCTGCACGAATAGCCGAAAAGCTAAACGCCTTTGTCTTTTCTCCTTCATATCGTATTGTAACCTTAAATTCGCGCGCAATATGGTTCTGCAAGTATGCGCTCTCGATATCCTGAAGCTCGAAATATAGCAATGGTGCTATAACATCTTCAAGGTTAATCTCAATTCTGTTGTGAGAGTCAGGAGTATAAGTGTGCTGCACTATCGGTGCATTGTTTTCAGCGTAGCTTAGAATAAATATTACCTCTTGCTCGCTGGAGAGAACTATTCTCTTCATTGAGCCTACAAGGCTTATATTGTCGGGCTTTATAATTATATCCATAGTAAGCAATATATTTATCGCAAAAGTAACAAAACATCACATAGTGGTAAAGGACAACTTACCAAACGTCAGTAGCGTCCTTTTCCACACATTCCAGCCATACGTCTGTACGCGAGTACTTGTATTTAGCACTACGCCAAAACGACTTATGGCGTACCTTTTGCGAACGATAAGAACTCTGTTTCATAAATTCCACGCCTAAGTACTCTTTAGAAGCCATAGGTGGATACATTGTTATAAAAGCCCTATCTTTATCAGGACCTGAATTATCGTAAACCGACCCTGAAACTTCTACGATACGCGACCTACCTACCCATTTGTATTTTGTGTTCATGGCAGGAAAGAAGCTATCAATACTGGGAGCTACAACTACGGGATCCATGAGCGATATCGTCTTCAATTCAGACTCCATAGGCTCATTCTTTCCTCCTAAAACAAACTTCAGCTTGTTAAAGAAAAAAGCTACACCTCTAATAAGAACCTTACTATATGCAGGGAGATTCTGTTTCTGCGACTGAGAAAGCAAGAGTTTCACCTTCAGGTCGTGCAAAGAATTACGCAACAATAAATCGTAATCCTTATAAAAGCGTGCAAACACACCTTCATCTCCATTGTAATATAGAGCGTAGTCGAACAATTTGTTTGCCTTCTTCCAATCGGGAGAGGATATGTCGTATGGAGAAATAGTTCCCACTGTACGACCATTAACAAAAGCCGAAAAGGCTAACATAGTCTTCTCCTTATCAGCATGTTCTGTATCGCTATCTTTATCGTCTCCAGCAATAACCATTTTCGAGTTAAGAGATTTATATTTACCCACGAATAGGTAGTGCCCTATATCGTAATCTTTCTTTAGATCTTTAAAATCAACCTTATATTGCAAAGCCCTAAACTCTGGTATAAGTTCAGGAACTTTCACCTCTTTCGGTTCCAATTGTTCTCCAGTGTTGTAATCTTGCGACCCTTCGCCTATCTTTGTAATTAAGCGGAAGTCTCCTGAAAAACCAATCTTGTAGAAAGCACCATCTCTCTGGTCGAAATACGCAGCAGGGTTCGATTTAGCCATATTGTTAAAGTCTTCGTATGATTCTGCTGCTTCGCTTCCAAGTTTATCCTCTGGAGCAAGCGTTATGCGCTGGTAATCCTTTTCTGTTTTGTATGCAATGGTAGGTTCTTCTGTCATATTATGGGTAAGATCGGTTGTTGGCGTGCTTGCCATAACATCACGCAAGAAAATAACATCAGCAGTACCTTTACCTTCGTTAGCCGTGAACTCGCAACAAAACTTCTTGCGAAACGCAGCAATAAACTCCGAGCAAGTTATATTAGGAACAAGATCGGCAAGACGTATCTTACCCTTTACAATGGTATCCATAACATTGTTAAGTACCACCATCTTATCGAATGGATCGGTTTCGGTAAAGAAGTTTGGCAACAACTTGTAGCCGAAATAGGCAAACACTCGCTGAAGAAGATAGTTGGCACGAATGAATGGCGTGATATAATAGCCTTCATTCAGACTAATAGAAACGTTTTCTACATATTCTATTCTCTTTGTAGCATTGTAGAAGTCAGAGTCTGGTGTAATCATATCGGGGTTAAAAACATTCACTATAGGTATTTCCAATGCTGTTGGTATACCAGGAATATGTTCGATGACTTTCTCAATTGTCTCGTCTTTACCAAAAGCATTGAGAATTTTATAATTAAAACCTGTAGATTGGCCCGAGTCGTCCTCAACCAATAAAGGAAAGATAGAGAACTTATCATTCTTATTATTGCGCAAGCCACGGCAAAACGCTATAGCTTGCTGTACTGTAGACACTCCAGGAACGCATTCATCTTTGAAAATATCCTTTAGCTTTACATCTTTTATCTTAGAATAGAAAGAACCATCGTTAAGATAAAATGATGTAGATATTTTTCCTTTATGTGTCGCATTTAGCACCATCTGCCGACATTGAGCAAAGAACTCACCGTCCTGTATGGTTACATCGATAGGACGTATTTTCTGCATACCTCCAAATGTTTCAGGAAACGCAAGCATTCTGCGATTACGTGGCGAGGTAGGCAAATCAAGCGGAACGGTACTCTCGCCATAATCATTGAAGAATGGATTCGTGCGTTCTACTTCTATTTTTGTATCGGGCGAAAGATTGTAGTCTTCGCCCATAGAAAGATTTGTTATTTTCATATCTGCATGGATTTATTTTGACGCAATGCGTCGTACTTGATTACGAAGCTTCTGTTGCGCATCAAAATCATCGAGCGCAACATAAGAGCGAATGCCATTATTGCGGAGTTCTTTCAATGTCTCCAATAACTCCTTATTATATTCATCTCTATGGTTAATTACTGTAGGCATTGGTTGTGATGTTGGTGCAGATGGAGTGATATATCCACCTGCAGCACGTCCTTGCGCCTGGTGCAAGAGAAACTTATTCATGTCCAACGTGCGGATATTACCTGCACGTTGTGCTTGGTCGATAATATTCAGGAACGGAGCCACTGTCGGGTTCTCTACAGCAGCGTTGGAAGCTACCCACTCACGGCTACGTCCATATCCGCCCTCGCCAACAATAACCGTTGGTTTATCTATGAAACCACGACGATAAGGGTCGTAGTCAGCATGGAAGCGTTTGCCGTCCTGCTCACGCTCGACATCGATGCTTCCACCACTTTCGAGACCTGTAACGACACGAGTTCCTGAAGCTGAAGATGCACCTCCGGCACCATTGAGCGACATACGTTTTACTTTCTGACGTTCTGCATTGGCTGCAGCGAGTTGGGCAACGCCAGTCACACCCATCAAGGCAGCAGCAATAGAGCCAGCGATTGGACCAAGGTCTGCATAAGCCTTCATAATTGAGGTTGCGGTGTCAGCTATAATCTGAGAGGCTTTAATTGCGAAATTAACATCAGCATACTTCTTTTGTATCTTTAGTTTTTCATCCGCTTTCTTCTTTTCAAGTTCTGTGGTATCTTTGCCTGCTTTCTTAGCAGCTTCAATCTCCGCATCATACTTCGCATCGACGTTTGCTTCTTCTGCTTGCTGTAGTGCCTGAACTGCTCCACCAGCAAGATTGCTGTAATAGTCGAAAGCCTCCTTCATTCTCGAAATTTTGAGGTTCTTTACAGCTTCCTCGTATTCTTCTTGAGTTATCAGACCTTGACGAAGATGTTCTTTCAGCTGTTCGTTTTCAGCATTGTACAGTTCCTGCTGTGAAGCGAGTCCGTATTGCTGACGGATTTGTAAACGCTGTTCTTCTGCTTGTTTTTCGAGATTGGTAATAGCCTGCTGGTGCTGTTCTTTGTTGAGAACACCTTTTGCGAAGTCTTCGTCAATCTTTTTACGTCGGGCTGCCAGCTGGTCGGTGAAGGTGTCGAGACCGTATTCCTGACGTGCCCGTGCTTTCTCTTCTTCTATTTTCTTTGCATAGTCGGCAACGATAGCAGTCTTGGCTTTTTCGTAGGCTTCTGTAACTTCTTTCTGCTTCCCACCGTCCTCGATAGCCCTTTGAAGGGCTGCCTTGTAGTACCCATCGAGGACGAGTAACTTGGCATCGCATTCTTCCTGCAATGTCTGTGGCTTGGCAGGAGCGGTTTCCTCTATTTTCTCGAGCGCATCGTAATACTGCTTTTCAGCTTCGATATAAGCATTGTTGGCTGCTTGCTGCTGATCAGCGACAGCCTTGTTTTGTTGTTCTTTGATGGCTTTCTTTTTGGCAGCGTCTTTTATTACCAGGTTATTAGCTTTTTCTTGATACGACTTTTCAATGGCGAGGAGGTTGTTTTGGTGCTCAATGTTAAGAGCAGATATATATGCATTGTATTGCTCCTGTGTGAGACGTTTCTGTGCAAGAGCCTCGTTGAGCGCATTAAGGTCTTCTTCGTATGACCGTTTGGCTTCTTCCAAGTCTTGTTGGCGGTCGTGTGAGAATTTACGAGAAGCAATATCGTCGGGATCAACTGTCTTGCCGTGCTTCTGCTTTTTCGTTTTACCTTTCTTCGTCTTCTTGCCTTTTCCTGATGGCGAAGAATACTCCAACGCAGCCTTTCGTTGCTCCAGCGATGCTATTTGCCTATCAATATTTTTAAGACCTTTTGAATCTCCAACTTTTACTTCTAATCGTTTTGCCTTAAGTTTCTCTATTTTTTGAGAAATGGCATCGATTTGCGCTCCTACAGTTCCTATAGTCTTTACATTTCCACCAGAAGTCTTTGTAGGAGTAATGATAGCAATCTTTTTAGCAAAAGATTTGATTTCTCTTTCGTTTTTTGCAATTGCGTCGCGATGTCCCTTTTCCCTCTTTTCTCTATCCTCGTACTCTTTTATAATGGGACTCTTGCTTCTTTCTGTACCACGTGCAACTATACCTGACTCAGTAAATCCTGCAGCAAAAGAGGTCATTCTATGAGTGTAGGTCGTATTTTCTTGATGCTGATGCTTTGCGGTATCATACTTCCCTTTATTCTGACCTCTCCAGTCGCGATCAGCATTAGCATTCCTTTCATGCTCTAAGCTATCTTTTGTAAGACGTGTAATTTCGTCTTGGTAAGCCCTTGCCTTTGCTGCTGCCATAATTTCGGCAGTAAGAATTCTGTATTGTTCTGCTGCATTCCCAGCAAGTATAGCTTCAGTTGTAAGTTTGCCAAAGTAATCAGGGTATTGTTGTTTGAGTTGCTCCACCATTTGTTTACGTTTATCCATAGCAATGGACTGGTCTTGTGTAGCTTCATAGAGGGAGCGAAGTTTACCCGTTTCTTCTGCAGCACTTTCAGAAGCCTGTTTTTCCACCTGATTAAGTCTTTGTTGTGAAGCTGTAGCATCATCAGTTCGTTTGCGAAAAAGTAATAATGAACCTACTACAAGAGTGATGCCTCCAAACAAGAGTCCCCAAGGAGAAAGTTTAAGAACAACATTGAAAGCCTTTTGCAGGGCAATAGATGTTTTCATGGTTTTATTGAGAACAGCGTGTCGTAAAACAGACAGTTCTATCATAGCATTCTCAACTGCAGCAGCTGCAGCCTTGAGTTTACTGACAGCGACGGCACGGAGACTCCATAAGTAGGCTACTTTTTGTACTGCGACATAAGAAAGATAAGTCGCTGTGAGTAGTCCAACAGCTTTAACAAGTATCATCAATGTATCTCTGTGTTTCACAATATATGTTATGGCATTAATTACTCCTATTTGTATCTGTCCATAAATATCAGTGAACTCTTCTTTTATAGGCACTAAAGCTTTACCAAGTGAAAGCTGTGCGTTTTCCAAGTCAGCAGTACGTTTTGCTGCACGGTCGGCTGCAGAGATATAAGTTTCGCCTGCTTCTGCAAGATTCTTTTCTACGATAGAGGCAACACCTTTCATAAAGTCTCCCGTTTCTTTTGTCTTTTCAGAGATTTCAGCAGCAGACAGTCCGAGGTTGTCAAGAATCTGTGGAGACTGACGCCCAAGACCTGTAACGATGGAATCTACCATGTAATCGAGTTCCTGTCCAGTCTGCTGTGCTTTCAATTGAGCAAAAGAAAGATACTTGCCGAGGTCTTCGAGGGGAATGCGGAAGTCTTTTGCCTTTACGGCAGCCTTCATCAATTCTATATCAGACACCGTACCTTTGGTCGCATCGCGGAGCGTTTGAAGATAATCCTCCGTACCTATCTTTTCAAAAGCGCGAATGACACCATCAGCTGATTCTGCCATTCTGATGCCTTCAGCAGCAAACTCCTTTACCTTTTTGAGAGCCTTTCCTCCCAGTTCTGCAAAACGGATAAATAATTCACCACGGAAGAAAGACATGGTTTGTGGGTTGGTGTATTTTTCTACAAGGCTCTTTGAAGCATCAGAAAGTTCACCCATACGTTCCCTAACATCAGAGAGCCGGCTGGATAGCTTTTTCCAATCTTCTGGATCAATAGTTTTAGACGTGTTGTCAAGCTGTCGTTGAAGACTACGTGCTTGTTGACGTAGTTGTGCCATAGTGAGAGCATTGAGGTCAAGTGCTTTTGTCTCAGCAGCGATTTGCTGTTTAAGGTTTCGAATCTGCGTAGCATTCCTTCCATACTCCTCACGTCGTTGTTTCCACGAATCAGTATTCTTTTTCCCTGCAAGTTCGAGAGATTCCATTTGACGTTGGAGAGACTTGTTGCGCTCTCCAAGATTATCAATTTCCTTAGAGAACTTGCGAATATTCTGCTGTGCCTTGTCTGCCTTAGCATTTACAACGAGTGTAACTTCGTCTTCAGATAAATGTTTTGCCATAAATAAAATTGTCTGTTATTACCTTTTGCAAACAAAGGTAATAACAGACAATAAAGCTGGAAAGGACAAAACTATTTGTCTATCTGCTGAAAGCAAAGAGAAAAACAGGGATTCCTACGAGGGGAGTAAAGAGCATGCAACAACCAATGTAAATAAGGCAAGCTCTCCAGCACCAATCGTCAGCCTTTATAAAGAAAGGCATTGTTATCAACGTTATGATTATTTCGAGAAATATCCACATAGTTTTTGTTTTTAGTTCTTGCGACAAAGATAAACAATATCCTTGAAACGCACAAGTAACAGTTTGGTTATTTTTTTTCTATTGCATGGGACAATTGATTATGCAGAGAGTTGCGAACCTCGTCGGTAAACCCATAGCGTAGCTCTGGGAATACGTGTTTGTAAAGAATAGGCCATACAAGTTTATTATAAAGATTAGACTTTCCTTGTGCTCTTTTCCCTTTAGGTTTTCGATATTGAATATCAAGAAAACGAAGGTGCAAAGGAATAAACAAACGTAATTCATACGAACCACCAGAGATTTGCTTTGAAGAAGCTCCGCTTTGAGCAAAGCGTTGAAGTTCGCCTGAACGTACCTGAAAGACAGATACGGCTGGTCGCCATGCTGCATAAAGACGATTGACAGCATCTGTCATTGTGTTATGAACGAATTTCTTTCGTATAAGGCTTTCTGTAATCATAAAGCAAAGATAGTTGGTTTATTAAAGAGTTTAAAGGACGAGGAACAGCACGCTTCACAGCGCACTGCCCTCTTTATTTGAAAATGTAAAAAAATTATTTTTCACGGAACATCCACTTGAACTCTAACCCTTGTGATCCACGGCGATTGCAGAAATCGAAACCTGCATTGCGGAGAGCAGAGAACACCTCTGTTGGCGCAACTTTTGCCGATGGATCGATTTCCCTGATGGCATTTACCACTTCGGCAGTAGAAAAGAAATGAGTAGCATCGGCTGGCGTTGGGGCAGGGGCGTAAGTCTTCTGCAATGCAGCTATATAGATACTGATGTCGGTTATTGGTTGTTCGGTGTTATTTTCTTTATTGCTCATATATTGAAAAATTTAAATTAAAAATTCAGTCCATCTACTTCCTCTGGGCTTTCAGGGCAGAGGGCATTGAGTGTTTGCAAATCGTTTTTTAGGGCACGGATACTTTGCAGCATTTTGAACGTGCCTGGACGTGGCTCTCCTGTAGCTTCGACAAAGGTGCCGTTGCAGTCGGAGAAAATTTTATTCTCTATATCTTCCAATGTGGCAAGATATCCGAGGAAAAATCCACCGCCCACCATTTCGTTAAGGGCTGCAATGGTGTCTTGACTGACGTAAGTCAGTGTCTGATTCATTGGTCTGCTCATACTTTGCCTCCTTTCTTGTCTAAAAAAGATTGAAATTCTGTCAATGTATTGATAATCCTTTCGAGTTCCTCCAAATTATTTCCCCACTTATCCATCAGTGAACATTGCCGTGATGTGGCTTCTCCGGAATCATGAATATCCTTGTAATGCCGATACATATGCGACGCTTTATTGATATTTCGTTTTACTTTTGTTCGTATGGATTTCAGTAGTCCCGGGAGTAAAGAAAATTCTCCCATCGGGATAAAAAGCCCAGTCTCAGCCTTGAACCCGTAGACAGAAGGGTCTTGTAAAATCTTCATTTTTTGCCTCCTTCCTTATCTGACTTGTTTACACGATGAACAAGATAACCTGCACATAATACAGATATTAGTGCGGTTGTGGGGTGTTGTTCCACACATACTGCAGTGAAGCCCATGCACAAAGTTACAAGATTGATGCGAAGTGCCAAACGACGAGTTACCGTAAACTCGCAGATACGACTGTAGAACTCGCTTTTAGCGTCGAGCCAAAGATTAATAGACTTGATTTTGCGCTGTATCGTAGCACGTACGTCGATAGGCTGCTGTTCCTTTGCAGAGTTCTCGAATTCGATTACTTGTTGCATATTGCACTCGGTTTTGACATTGCCCAGAACCGCTGGGTACGGATACAGAAAAAGCGGATGCTCTTCCTGTTCGTCAAAACCGAGATTTCTCCACAAGGGCTAAATCACATAGAAGGCATCCGCCATATCCTCGTTGCAGTGGTCTGCAATATGGGCATAAAAATAAACCCATCGAAGTTTAATAAGTTCGGGGCTTGATATCATCTTGCCCTTGTTTGAGAACATTGTTCTCGGTTTTGACAGTTGCAAAGATAGGAAGTATTTTTGTAACTGCCAAATAAAAACGCAAGTATTTTTGCGTGGCGCAAATCATTTTTAATGATCTTGATTGACAGGAACGTCAGGAGAGTCAAGCTCTCCTCCCAGTTCTCGATAATATTGATATGCCTTGATAATATTATTTATTTCTTCAGAGGATATGGTTCTCGTAGTATATTCTTCAAGGTTAGTAACCTTCATTTTAACTTTACTCCCGACCTTTAATGAGTCTAAAAACTCGGCAGCATAAGCTGATGGTATATCATAATAATTCCCTTTATAAGATTCGTGCGCCATATAAGACTGAATAATAATATCTACAATTTTACCATCTATATTGAATTTAAACATGATAGTTCCGTCAATCTTCTTTTCTTCTGAGTTTTGGATAACCAATCTGAATTTTTCAGCTTTATCATTATTTATTTCAAAATATGACCACAAATAGTCTTTCTGAAGAGAATTTGGTTTGTTTTTGGGATAAATTATTTTCGGTATCCCACTTGTAAAAGAATCTCGTTCGATTATATACTCCTTGGCTAAATTGGAATAAATAGAGTCGAATTGACGTTTTTGATTTTCCGATGCAACTTGTTGCATGGTCTTACCTTTTTCACAAGCACATAGTGATAAACATGTAACGAAAAAAAATAGATGTAATTTCATAAAATCTTTAGTTAATATTTTTGGGTCAAAGGTACAAAAAACGAATAATAACGCAATAAAAATGAAAAGAAAAAGCCCCTGATGTATCACACACCAGAGGTTTCGAGTCTTTTATATAATGAAAAACTGCGCTTCTCAGAAGGAAGCCACTTGTAATTCCGCCTTGATTTCGTCCATACACGCCGCTAAGCGTTCATAGGTCTTCTCACCAGCATTCTTGATACCGCTACTATACTGACGCATCAAGGACGGATTGATGCCTGCTCTTTTGGCGATCTCGGTAACATTGAGAAAACTAAAGTAATTGAAGAATGACTGTAAGTCGTATTTATAAACAAACTCAACGGCTGGCATGCTTTTGCCTTGTTCCTCTAAATCCTCTTTTGCCTCCTGATAGCAGTCCATTAAGTCCTGCTTTGCCTCTTCTACAGTAGCACCACATGAATTGAGCCCTACACCAGCAACATCTTCATTAGTCCTACACCAATAGTTTCCATCAGAAGCTTGCTCTACAATAATCGTAACCTTTTGCATTGATATGTCTTTTTAATTACTGATTCTATGAAAAAGAGTCCTTAAATTAAATGAATAAAGAGGAATTAGGAAGATGTTTAAAAGTTGTTGGGGTCAAGCCCCAACTAACTTTTTAAGGATCTTCTGCGCTGTGCCAGTGGCGACCTCGCTTGCATGTCGTGGCACGAACTCGGATTTCCCTGTCGTAGGGTTCATCCATTTGTCGTGCTTCTTACCATGTCGAGACAGGATGCATCCAGCATCTCTCAGTCTTCGTTCTAATTCACTCAGTTTCATTATATAAAAGAACTCTTTGTCTTAATGACAATGCAAAGGTAACAAAAAAGTTATAAACCACCAAATAAATAAGTAACTTTTTTGTTATATACCTAAACATTTTCGTGAATTAACGAAATTGATAACTATTGATAACCACTTCGAGCATCTCGGAAATGGTTACACCATTTTTTATTGCTAATTTCGTTAACCGCTCTTTGGCTTGTTCGCTCACTCGTGAGCTGAGCGGAACCTTTCCTAAAAATTTACGCCCAGCGTTAGGACGTGCGCCACCTCTATTATCGCTCATGTCTATTACCTTTAATTAAAAATTCAGCTGCCTTACGCAACGAGTCTGCAAGACTTCCAGGCGTTACCTTGGACTCTTGAATTTCCAGTCGCCACCGTGGTCCTTTTCGACGATATATATAACACTTCGTTTCGTCTTCACTAACTTCATATCCGTAGGTCTTATTGAAGCACTTGCTACCGTGATGACGAGCTGCCCACTCTCCCATAGCACCCACAATGTGAGCGAGTTCTTCTGCGGAGGCAGAGCTATCTTCTAAGAGAGTCACTTTCTGACTCTCATTAAACAAGCCGTCCTCAAATGTTATAACGACCTTATTCTCCGTATCTGTCAGCACCCACCCATCGGGGCGAGTGCTACTCTTTTGCATTACATATTTGTTCATACCTTATAAATGTGTGTGGTATGCTATACCGTTGTTATAATTTACATTGAAATGTGCACCTGTCTTCTTGCACGTTAGTACTTCAAGATGTGGGGCTACTCTGTCATTGTAGCCTCTATGGGTAAAGAAAACTCTGCCATCTTCTATCTCCACCAAACCTTGACGGCAGCAGTTGCCACTGTTCACAACTTGTTCTGCGATCTCTCTATCAATGCCATTTTGATATTTATACATAAAAATGACTTATCCGTGCTGTCGAGGGCTAATAGTTCTTAGTTATTTATCTCGTAATTCTCTATCTCCACCCAATCGAAGAGAGGATACTCTTTCTTATTTTCGCTTATAACGATGTGCGCAGGCTTGCTTTTTGCAAATTCTTCAAGCCATGATTTTAACGTCTTTAAGTCACTACAAGCGACAGAAAGACAATCACCGCTACCGCTGATGCCTGCTTGATATATTGTACCTCTGAACTTATTTTTTGGACTGTGAATTGAATTTGTCATACCATTTGCCCGTCATGCCGATAGCGCAGCGTTTAGGTTATTATTTCTATCTTTGATTAAATATTGTTTTCGACAACAAACTTAGCGAGGTAGTAAGCCTGCTTTTCGCTTAACTTAGCAATACCGATAGTTGCCTTAGCGAAGGTGTCTATAAGAGAATCTATGAACTTATTTTCTGTATGAACTTTGTCAAGTGCTGACATATAAACTTTAACAAGATTGTCATATCGATACTCATTAACTCTCAATAGTCCCTGCTTTGTGCTTTCAATTCTATCTGCCGTTGTAATTGTGCGCTTCTGTGCCTTTGGTGTAGCTTTCAAGCTATTGCCTGTCTCGTCTGTGAGATTGAATGCCATTTCTTTCTTTACAAGACCATTGATGTAAGTTACCTCTACATAACCTGTAGACTTGGTGATAACCTTTGTAATTGTGCCTTCCTGGTTCTTTTTGTTGAAGACCTTAGTTCCGAGATTGATTTTAGAAGTTGTCATGTTGTTTACAGTTTTTACGGTGTGTCTCACCTTCTTTATTTGTACATTGCAAAGGTACAAATAATATTTGATACCCGCAAGCGTTTTTCAAATTATTTTCGAAGAAAGCTTGTCTTTTCTCAATATTTGGCATAAAAAAGCCGTAGCAGTGGGAATACTGCTACGGCTGTAAAGAACGAGCTGGAGAGAGGTTATTCTATGGATACGAAGCCGTGGGAAATAAGGTCGGCAAGGAATGCTGCAGGGCTGTCGGTACTGACAAGATAGCCTTCGAGTTCCTGAAGACGGAGGGCGAAGCGTTGCATGTATTCCGCATCTGTGCCCTCACTGTCGAAACGGCTGCCTGCGTGAAGCTGGTGGAGGAACTCCTCGGGGCTGTATGCTACAATTCTGTGGTTGTCTCCTTTAATGCGGTAGGTTTTGAATTTTGGTGCATCTACTCGGTGATGTTCGGGGACTAAATTATGAGGAAGCCGGCTTTGTTTTTTTGCCAAATCCATAATAGTACCAAAGAGATCTTTTGGTGAGATGGTCGGCTTTTGCTGACCATCTCTCGTTTCTATCTTTAGTTTTCTCATACTGCTAATTTCTTTGTTCTTATCTTTAGGTAAAGTTTTTCGCTTTCGGTGAGGAAAGGTATGTTTTGAAGGGTTGTGCCTGCATTTACCTGTCCTTGTTTTGCAAAGGTAATCATTTTTGCGAGAAAATGTATCCAGGCAGACATTTTTGTGAAGTTCGTTGAACCTCCGTGCTGGCGAAACTCTACTGTGCGGTGGCGAGCGTAGGCTTCGAGGTTTACCTTGTGGTAGCGGTTGTGGAGAAAGGCTGTCCGAAGGTCGCTGATGCTGCGTGCACTTTTGATGGAGGTTTCGGTAATTGTAGAAAGTGCTTTGCAATATCGGTTGTTGCGACGGCTTAGAGGCATAAAGTGGTCGATAACGTTCTCAAGGCGTTTGTAAGTAAGAATGAGGTTCTTCCAAGTCTGAAGGTCGAACTCTGCTGCGTCCATGTGTACGTGAAGTCCGCAGGTGTCGTTTACCTTGGCGTTGCAGAGGTCGAGCACCCAGCAAACTTTTTCGAGTTCCTCGAGTCCTTGTTCCCCGTGGAGGATTGGGCTTACGAGTTCGAATGTGTTGTTTCCTGAAAGGCTGCTGTCTGTAACCAGTTTCCAATGGTCGGTGTGGTCGGTGTGGTTGTAGCCTTCTACCTGTACGTTTATTCCTGCTGCGGTAAGCTCGCGTGCCAGGCGTTCGCGTGTGCAGTTGTAGGCTTCTATTTCTATGCCGAAGTTGCGGTTGAAAGTGTAGTCGAGTTGTGGAAGAACTGTTGCTGCTGCTTGTGCAGCACCCTGTGTCATTCCCTGCATCATTCGCTTGTAGACGTTCTGCACAAAGCCGTAGTTTCCATTTGCTACAAGGTCTGCAACCTGTCGGCGTGTAAGTCCGAGTGCGAGAAGTTTCTGTATCTTGGAAGTCTTTGTTCCGTTTTCGTTTAGAATGTTTTGTATTTGCTCGTTCATTTTCTTTGTTTTTATTTGTTCTTTATTGTACTGCTAAGGTAACACTATAAGTGGGAACGTGCAAGTACTACAGCCTTTATAACCAGTGGTTTAGCTTTGTTTATCTTGTGCTAAAACGTGATATAAAGAGCCACCACGATTTACGTGATGGCTCAGCGAAACAACCTAAAAACTAAAGAAACGTGAGAAGAAGATTTACTTTGTGAATTGGTAGAATTTTCCGTATGTTAGCCGGGTGTGTGGGTTGCGTGATATGATGTCCATTTTTACTTGCTTGCAGCCATAGCGAAAGAAGAGGAAGCGTTTGGGCACTCGGTGGACCATTATATCGAGTGTATCGGTGGCTGTTATTGTGCCTTGGAATAGAGAGTCGGACACGCAGCCTGTTATGGTTAGCCATGGGTCGGTCCAGTTGAAGCATTTTAGTGTGTCGGGGATATATTGTGTTATTGTGTCGTGAAATGCTTGTAGGGTGGCTATTGGTTGTTTTATGATGGGTGCTACTATGTTTGCCGACATGGTTGTTCCGGCTGATGATGCGATGGATATGCGTTTTGCTTTTATGCCTACTTGTTTTGCTATTTTTGCGAGGGTGTCGCCACTTTGTTTGAATTCGGTTGGTGTGAGTGTTACTGCTGGTGCTGATAGGTGGCTGTTGCCTGTTGCTGTTTGTGTTATTTCTACTTTGCCGTTGTGTAGCATTATGTTTTGGTTTTCTTCGAGGCGGTCGCGGTCGGCTTTCATCTTGTTGTATAGATGAACGGATACTGATAGGCTGCCTACGAGTGCTACTATTATGCCTATAAGAATGTATGTGAGTGGTATTTTTTGTATCATAGTTCTGTTTTATTTTTTTATGTATTCTCCGTTGTCGTTGAAGTCTTTCAGTCGTTTGATGAACGATGTTGGTAGGATGGGGTATATTGCTTGCATGTTTTCGATGCATGAGAAGCATTCTCTTACGATCATGAACACGCAGAGGTAGGTGCTTATCCATTGTGTTGCTCCTACTACTGATCCTTGCACGGTGGTGTTTGCTAACACGTTGGATAGTATTAGTAGGCAGATGTATATGCCTATTTTTTTGCCAAACTTGGAGAAGAAGCTTCCGCTTGATGCGTCTTTGTGCATCAGGTGTTTCCATACTCCGAGTATGGTGTCGAGGGTTACGGCTATTGCTATCCATTTTGCAAAATCCCAGTCTTGATAGAAGTACCGGGAGATGTCTGCCACGATGGACAGGGGCAGGGAGACGATTGATATCATTGGTATTTTTTTCATTGTGTGATCGTTTTGATTTCTGAATGCAAAATTACGTTATTCGGTGTTTTTTGCAAAGGACTTATATTGCTGATGAATTTGTAGGGTGTCGGGGGCTACGCACGATAGCATTAGTGTCCAGCCAACGGAGTGTAGTTCTGTGGCTACGAAGGGTACGTATTCGGCTCGGGCAAGTTCGGCTCGCGAGAGCCATTCTATGTTTCCTTTGTCGGCATCGGCGAGCATGGCTGCGTGTACTTTTGATAGTAATGCCAGTGTTTTGTCGGAGGCGAGCATGTGTTCGGCTGCGTCGCTTCGGTTGGGCATTTTGAAGGCTACGGTTACGGCTAAGCGTTGTGTTAGTTCGTAGGTGTTGTGGTTGTTGGCTGTCATTGACATTTCGCCATAGTCTACGAAGAGGAAGGAGCCTATGCATTTGTCGATGCGTGCTTGTAGTTCTTCGAACGATTGTCCGTATACGTAGTTGTCTATTTCGGGTACGCGCGACGTTTGGGGAAGTTGGCTTAGTTCTGCCACGAGTGTGTTGTAGCTTTCGAAGTGGCTTGTGCCGTTGGTAAACATGGCGAGTATGCCGTTTCGCGATGGGTATTGTGCGAAGTATAGGAATTGTTCTTTTATCATTGTTGGTTTGCTTTAGGGGTTTGATGTTTTTATATCTATGGATGTACGGGCGTAGATCTATGGATATACGAGTGTAGATCCATAGATAGAGGGGTGGGGCTTAGCTGTCTACTATTTCGTTTATTATGCTGACGGGTAGTCCTACCTCGTTGCTTATTTTTACTTTATCCCAGCCGAAGCCTTTCATATCGCGTACGGCATCGATGGTTTTCTTGCGCAGCACCTTCAGATAGGTAAGCAAGTTCATTTGTTCTATCTGTCGCGAATCGCCAAGTCCGTCTTTCGATAGGTCGTAGAGTGCGTCTGATGCGTCGGTGGTGATGGGGTGTTCGGGCTTGAGCTTGAATTTGGTGAGTAAGGAAAATGCTGTTTTGCTGAACAGGTAGCTATTGAAGGCTTGGAAGTTGAACGATATAGCAGTGAGCATCTCGAGTGGCAATACTTCAAATTCTTTTGCCAATGCGTGGGCGTGTTCGGAGTTGTATTCCTTTTCGGGGTAGTAGAGTATGGCTGCTATTAGTGGGAGCGACTTTTCGCCTTGTTCTATTAGCGAGCGTGCTTCGATGTATTGTAGTGCTGTGAGCGAGCATGTAAGTGTGCCATAGTCTTTTTGTATTTTGTAGGCGTGGTAGGTGCGGTTGTTTATGCTTATGGTGGGTATGAGCTGGGCGCAGAAACAGAGGTCTACAACGTATTGATACTCTAAACGTCGCAGAACGCGAGCAATGGGAATGTTCAATCGGAATGGGTCCACCCTACGGCAAAGCTCGTAAGTTTCCTTGTTCACATTCTCCAGCACCTCGTTGTTATCGGGATACTGGATAAGGAACAGGAAGGTGAGCTGTTCGGATATAGCTATAAGGTTTGCCACTTGTTCTTCGGTGCGAAAACGTCGCTTCTGCCATTTCATTATTCTGCACAGATGGTTGATGCGCACTTCGCCTGCCGACAGCTTTCCTGCTGCCATTGCCAGTAAGTCGGTCGTTAGACTAACGAACTGCTGTTCGGTCATACCTTCCCAACTGTTGGGTATGCGGTGTATTTCGCCTTTGTAAATGAGTTCTATATCTCTCATGGCAGCATTATTATTTTATCATCGGGGTTGTTGTATGCCGAATAAGAACTGACGTCGGCAGTGGTGTCGGTAGAGAGCAGCGTGTCTATATTGAGCAGGAGCTGCTCTGCCTCTCGGTCGAGTCGGTCGGCTAACGATAGTGCTGCCATTATCTCGTCCTTGCCTGAACGCGAAGCATGGCTTTCGTCGAAAAGGTTGCGTATGGTAGGAGGGAACTCCAGTATATCGAAACGACGCAGCGACTTGGCAATCGTCTTCTTTGCAAGAGCAAGATATAAGGGCTGCTCTATACGCGAGGCGTTCTCTTCGGTTATCTTATCGAAGTAAACAGCCAGCTGTTCGTCTAAAGTTTCCTTCTGCAGAGGAACAAGTCTGAAGAAGAAGAAATACGACAGGTCTATTGGGAAAATAGTGTCGAACACTTCTGCTGAACGTATCCTGCACTTCTGCAAAGTGTTGTTGTAAGGCGTATCCTTCCATAGCCGTGCTGGTTCGCCTTCAGCATTGGTAGAGAGTAATGCTACTATCGTGTCAATAGCATTGTAGTAATTCTCCATATACGAACGACGCATCGCCTCTATTTCGTACTTATAAACATCAACATCGTTTTTGCGCCTGGCAATGCTGTCGAACACCAACTGCTGCGCCATCGTGAAGTTAGCAATAGCTGTTCGCAAAGCCTCTTTAAGTTCTGTATCCTCCTGCAAGTTTAGAATAGCCTTGAACACTGAAGTAGTCAGAATGGTTTCCACACGCTTGCGAGCCGAATTGCCTGAAGGCTGCAAATCCTGTAAGTCGATATTAGTTTCTACGCCAGGAGCATAACTGCTGAAGGTGGCGAGATTGCCGAATAGTTCTTGAAGTATTTTCATGCTTGTTGGTTGTTTAAACGGTCCTTAGGTGAAATGTCTTCCTGTCGCTGTGGAACTTCGCGATAGAAGCCAATGCGATAACCCTGCTTATAGAGTTCTGGGAAATTCAGCTTCAGAGCAATATTGAAAGGCTCGGCACAAATCTCATCTTCGGGTGTGAGCGACATTATATAAATGAGATAGTTGTAGTACGAATCAGAACCCGACTTGCTTATTACGCCGTCCTTGCTTACTGCAGAGATAGAAGCATCAAGTCCTACTGAAGACAACAACGCTTCCTCTGTGCGCTTATCGTAGGCAATAAGCGAATCAATATATTCCTTATATTTAAGGTCTATCGTTTCAATCTTCCACTGCTGCTCGTGTCCAGAAGCGTCCATAAACGATATGGACGAATAAGCCTTGCCTTGATTCTCTGCACCACTCAGATAGTCGCCAATCTTGCGCAGCTCCAAGCGCATGTATTCCACCAGCAACGATTCTCGGTACTCCGTGCCAATTTCAATGCCATTGTATTTTACCAAATCCTTATCCTTCGATTTGCGTAATTTGTTCTCTTCACAAAGTTTCGTAAGCTGCGAACGCTTGCTAACCACCCATGCGTTAGGTATAACGATGTGGATTTTGGCTGCCAACGAGTTGCGCAAGAAAGAATTGATATAAGTAGCCGTACTGTTGCTACCCAATATATATGGACGTGCGCCCTGGTGTGTTTCGTTCACACCATAGAACTCGTCTACCGATTTCTCGCGATGGTGAGATATGGCTGCATATAGGTAGTTGTCAACTTCTGACAATGCGAACTTCGGATAAATCTTATAATTACCAAGTCCGTAAGACCAACGCCCCACAGCTATATGGCGGAAGTCGCTGTAGTTTATCTGTTCGTAGGCAATATCCTGACGAGTGGTAGCAAGACGGCAGTGCTTGTTCTCCACCGATTCCATACCAGCAACAGGCATCATACCTAAACGCTTGCCACGTGCAAAGCGGAACTTGCAGAAGAAGTCTCCGAAGTAATAGAAGTTCTTTATATTCGTCTTGGCAAACTCCTGCGCAGTAGTCTCCATACCACGCTCCTGCCAAGTGTTCAGCCATTCGTCCCATTCAGGCAGTGCAGTATACTCACGCTTCATCTTGCCACCTTCCACTGTCTGCATATAGGCACATGGACCATTACCATACAGCATCTTAATCTCCTTACTATATAAACGAGGCAACAAGCGGTTCTGTTTAATCTCTGTCGTTACTTCATCACAGAGATTGTTGTTTGCACCACGCATACACACCTGATAACCATTAACACTAAGCCACTGGTGTTCGTGAAGGTACGACCTATTCTCCTGTGGAATAAGCATACCAGGAGTATTGAATAGCTGTTGCCCCTCCCCAATTTGGAAAGAGAGAACATTGCCATCTGCAATATAATTACCAGCATTGCCGTATAACTCTATTCTATCGTTCATAACCAATTTATCTTGTGAAGTTTATATCCATCGTTAGGAAAACCCATGTATCTAATAAGAATACGATAACACATCTTAGGATTGCCGTCTTCGTCCTCGAAAAGGAAATAATTCTCTGCATCAACCGAAAATCTATCCTGTGGTAGCTGTGTTCTATACTTGCAGTGCTTCTTCACCGTCAAAGTGTCTCCAGCCATACCCTGCGACCTCGAATAAGGAAAGAAGCAGAGCGTGAAGTCCCCTTCAGGTAGCTTGCTTATCTCCCTTGCCCACTGCATCGCATTGATGCCGTCTATTTCGATAGGTTTCTCCCTTGCCCACTGCATTGCATTGATGCCGTCTATTTCGAT